ATGTATCGGGGTGAGCTACCCAGACGGCTCTCGCCAGGCTCTGCGGTAGCATTCGGCTGTACATCTTGACGAGGTTCTGGTATTCAATCGTGGTGGCTGCCTGGCCTGTTTCTTTGGCCTGGGTGACGAGTGCTGCGGCGTTGATTATTCCCTGGGGCTGGCCTGCGCCAGTGCCGTTGACGAAAGCGTCGTCCTCAAAGTAGCTGATGGCCTGCGGGAATAACTGGCCGATTAGGGCCTCAATGCCCACCGCTCCATCTGCGAGGAGCTCGTTGGATGCTACGGTGTACGCCGTTAGTTTGTATGGATTGATAACCACCTGGCCGAATGACGGCTGGTTGGTGCTGCTCGATACGGTGCCGCCCTCGTTGACCCAGGTGCCCGAAACGCCGCCGAATACGTTGGAGGCGTGGGAGGTGTCTCTAATGGCAGGGATTCGGAGGGTGGCTCCGCCCATCGGGATGACGGTTGCCCGCGGTCGTACCACGGCCGCCTCCAGGCTCAGTCGCATAACCTCGGCCCTGAACTCCTCTGGCACCAATGCGCCGCCGTCTCCGAGTACGGACTCGCTCATATCCTTGATACGGCCTTTCTGGCCAGTTCGATAGTAGTTGTGGAGTTCAGCTGCCCAGGAGCCGAAACTTTCCCAGGGCTCGTCGTAGTTACCAGCGGCCTTCGGATTAACGTCATGGGCCTTGCGGAATCCTCCGCTGCGGGGCATGGGTGCCCCTGGCCCCTTGGCAGTCTCATCCGACATGGGAGGACGGCCAGACTGTTGAGTGAAACCCTTCTCCTCCAGGATGCTCCGTAACTCCGTCGCTACGTTCTCACGGCGTTGTTCCTCCACGGCTGGGTCGGCCTGGTGAGCAGCTGCGGCATAGTCCACGATGAATTTCTGGGCCGCCTCTGGTCCTCCGCCGAATGCCGATTTTACCGACTCCTCGGTCCTTAGAAATTCCATTAAATCTTCGGGGTTATTCGGGGTCAAAACTTTATCGGTCATTAGTAAGCATCCTCCAAATATAATCTCTCTGGATTGCCTCGGCCGTTGGTTCGGCCTGGGGCTCTGGGGTCATCCTGGCAGCAAGATGATTTATCTCGCTTTTTAAATCTGCGAACTGTGTTATCAGGTCGCCTCGTATTCTGTCGGAGAGTCGCTCGATGAGGGCCTCCATTAACGGGCCATTCGGCCCTTCAGCCGCGAGCTTCGCCTCGGGCATATCTCGGAGAACGTCGCCCATGACCTCGACGAGGACTGGGTGGTTTGTCATACTCTTCAGCATCTGGAGGGCCCTGGCATTGCTTGGAACCGTGACCTGGCTGACCTCCAAGAGCTCCTGGCCGCGGAACTCAAAGCCGCCGTCCGAGCCTTTCCCCAGCCGCTCCGCCTTCGTCATATCAGGGATGAACCCCACGGAGAAAGCGGCATCGCCTTTTTGGGCCAGGTTGTACGCCCAGTCTGCCGTAGCGTTGCCCTCGCCCACGTAGTAACGGGCGACACCTATAAGCTGTTTTCCCTTGACCTCCATGTCGTCCCAGGTGCCGAGTTGGGCGGTCAGGTCATCATAGCGGTGGCTGGCAATTAACATCGGGTGGTCAGCGAAATTGTCCAGGTTCCAGCCGTTCTGGCGGATGATGTCGCCGTCTCTGTCCATGTCTTCGGTTGAGACAATAGCAGAAACCCGCCCCAGGGCAGCGTCCTCGATTTTAATCTCTGGCCTGATTAGTTTCCTTTTGAGAATCCCTGTCGGCATTATTGCCTCCCAAAAAAAAGAACCCGCCGCAGTTCGGTCAACTGCGAGTCGGGCCCTGTAGCCTCACGAATGGCTCTGGCGGCTGTGCGCTCTGGCCAGTCTATATATTCGGTTTTGTTAAGAATAGCCAGCGGAGTGGTTGGTGTCAATCCCTCCACTGTTACCCTGGAACCTAACCTCCGACTTACATATAGGGCTGTCGGAGGTTAGGTTGGGCTGTAAGATGTGAGGTTGGTTGTTACCGCTGCCCTGGAACCTAACCTCCGACGGGCCTTTTCTATAGGCGGAGGTGAGGTTGGATGTGCCTGACAGTTGTTTTGAAATTACCTCTATAAACTGTTGACAATAGGCTATGGCCTATGCTATTGTATAGCTAACAAAGCTAAGGAGGCACCCATGACATACAAGAGCTACAGCGCCAAGCAGACCGCCAAAGGCCACAACCCAATGACCAAGGCCGAGTGGGACCAGCTCTTCGCCGACGCCGCCGAGCTGGAAGCCTCCAAGGCATGGTACGCCCAGGACCGAATCAACCACCCCGAGGCATACTAGTCCCCGTCCTGATGAGGCTGGGTGGCTCCCAGCCGAAACGGCCCGAGAGTCGGCGGAAGCCAAAACAGAGGAGGGACCACAATGGCTAATACCTGGACAGAAGTCAACAAATACCCCACCTGCGATTATTGCCCAGCTGACGCAACATACGACACTAAGACCCGTCATGGTGGCTGGGCATATTGTTGTCAGAGGCACTGGGGAATGCACGGCCACGGTGGCGGTATGCTGGGCGAGGGCATCGGGCAGCGGCTGTATCTCAACAGGGAGAGGGCTACAAGGAAGGATGCCCTCCAACAGCGAGAGAGCATCCGCAAGGCGCGGGAGAGCATCCGCCAGATGATGAGCCCTGACAAATCTGACGATGCGGTGAGCAGCGGCTACAGTTCGTACTAGCCCCCAGGGGAGCCAGCCCGCCTTCGGGTGGGCCGTAAGCCACGGCCTGGCGGCAAGTCCAGGCAGGGGTAAAAAAGGAGGGCAATATGCTCAACGAGAACAGAACCATCAGGCTGGAGCCCAGAACCGATGAGCCGTCCTGGAGGGGACATGAGGACAAGCCGAAGGCGGCCATCAAGGTCACGATACGGAAGAAGACCTTTGTGGACATGAAGGACGGGGAACCCCACCCTCATCCCCACTGGCGGATTGATTGCGACGGCCTCCCGACCAGCGGCCAGGGAACAATGATACCCAACTTCAACCTGTTCAAGGATGCCAGGGTGTCGCCCGATGCCCTGGAGGTCGGGAAGACTTACGAGATAACGGGAGAGCTCGTCAGGAATGACCGCTTCTATAACATCGACTCCGTGCTCCGAGAGGTCGTCAACGCAGCCCCTGGGGTCGCTGGAGTGCCAAAGGACTGGACCCGTGAATATATGCTCAACGCCTGCATGGCCGCAGCGGCAACCATTACGGCCTCCCTCCATGCCACCGAGGAGGGCATCGCTGAAGACTTGGTTGAGTACAACATGGAATGCTCCGCCAAGACGTTTGATTACATTTACCGCCAGGTGCTGGCAACTCGGACATGGCAGGAAGACCACCCCACCGACGTTTAATGCTCGCAGGCAGTTACCTACCAGGAGGGGCGCTTCGGCGCCTCTCCGTGCGTCTGGGCACATCTCCAGCCCCGCTGGTTGCTGGGCCAGATACGGCGCCCGCAGGGGACGATGAGCGTGTCGGCGAGAATCGGGAGAAGTTTGGGCGAACTTTGGGCGAAGTTAGGAGAACCGAGGCAAGAAAACGAGTTTTTATTTTGCTCTTCTTTTTGCCCTTTTGCCTATTGACAATAGGATAGTCGCTCTGATAAAGTAGAGCCAATCTAACCCCGAGGAGGCAACCATGACGAACTCAACGACGGCGACCCCCTGGCTCGATGGCCAGGCCATATCCCTCCCCTGCCACGAGTGCGGCGGCCAAATGGTCGGCACTGGCTCGATAGCTACTGGGGACATTCTCCCCAATGGCTACACCCCAGCCGCTGGGGAGCTCCTCCGAATCGACTTCATCAAGTGCCCAGACTGCGGGGACGCCCAAGAATCCTAGCAGTCCTCGCCCTGAAGAGCCTGGGTAGCTCCCAGGCGAAACGGTCGGACCGTCGGCGAAAGCTAAAACAGAGGAGGAACCACGATGAACCAAGCGAGCAACAGGCAAGCCACCAGGTCTTACCCGAACAGGTACGACGACAACTGTAACGAGTGCGGAATTGGCGTCTGGGCATTTGAGGGGCAGATTACATTCCTGCATTCGACGCGGCGGTGGATAACGCATTGCAACGAAGGCGAATGCCCGATGGTGGAAACGAGCGCCTGGATTACTGCAAACAACGGCGAGCAGGTTGCCGCCATTATGGCCGCGTATAATTTCGGCACGGAGTCGGCTACTACAGCGGGCAAACGAATGATGACGAGCGAAATCCGACAATTGCTCGGGCTGCCCAAAACCATGGAGCCGAAGGCCAGCAAGCCGCAGGTCCGATGGGAAGACGAGCTCGGCGTAACAATGACGCCCGAGCAGTACATCAGGACGGCAGGGCGCCGAGCCGCCAACCCATACGTTGCCGACCTAATCGCAGCGGAGGCAGCTGGTGGGCATTGTGACCTCCCTCGGTGGGGCGTAGCAATGGACATCGAGCGGATGGTAAACGCCGACGTTCTACTCTGCCCCAATGGACATAAGGCATTCAAAAAGGGGCACGGCCTCTGGGTCTGCTCTGAGTGCCGAAAAGCCAAAATGCCTGGCGATGTCTGGGCAAAAGCCAACGACTAATCCTCGCCCCATAGCTGAACAACAGAGGAGGCGCTTCGGCGCCTCTTCTTCGTTCAGGACGAGTTTTAGTATTTCTCTATAAAACCCTTGACAATAGAATAGTTGCACTGCTATAGTTACCTCATCAACCAGTGAGGAGATAGAAAATGAACCAGGAGATACAGGCAGCCATGGCAGAAATCAAAGAGGTCAAGAAGGCAGCGGGCGCAAGGAAACGAGCAGAGGGCACCGCCGTCAAGAACGCACTCAAGGCCGCAGGCTACACGGTAACAAGGGTAGGCCACGGAACAGGAACAGGGAGCGGATGGCTCGACGTTGAGGTCGATGCCAGCAAGCCCGCCAACTGCCAGTGCGCCATAACCCCTCGGAACATGGGGCGCTGCCAGAATTGCGGCAACGTATGGTCAGAGGTTCGCACCAACGTCTTAGCCCTGGCGCAACAAGTAACTGGACGAACTGGCCAATACCACGGGAACATTCAAGCCAGCGTAGCGCTGACCAGAAAATACACCTAAACTCCGCCCTGATGATGGGAGGGGTGGCCCCCCTCCCGAAACTGAGAGGTAGGCGGAAGCCAACAAAATAGAGGAGGCGACAGGATGAAAGTAGAAATGACCACCACGGACATGAGACTGATAGCCAGCCTGCTCCATAACGAAGTGACCAGCCTGGGCGGACGGCCCTCCACTGACCACATTGCACGGCATCAGGATAAAGTCCTACAGAATATACTCGCCCAGCTGCCAGCCACGGAAGAGGCATTCCGTTGCTCCTGCGATTACTGCCGAGAGGCAAGATAGAACGAAGCCAACGGCTAAACCCTCGCCCTATAGTTGGATACCAGGAGAGGCGCTTCGGCGCCTCTTCTTACGTTTGGGAGCGTCTCACGCGGCGCTATGGACCAGGGCCCCAGCCACAAATTCCTTCTTGCATTTACGGCACCATTCGGGCGTCCCCTCGGGATGGTGCTTCGCGACCTGGCTGTTGCAGGTCGGGCACCGAACCTCGTCAACAATAGCCCGAGGACGAAGCCCCGCTTCGTGGACGGCACTGGTGCGATACTCCACCACGCACCGACAATTAGGGTGCTGCGGCACCGTCTCCACCTGGCTGGTGAATATCTCGGCAATTGGAATCCAGCCCTGGTCCTGGTTGGCTATACATTCGTCTGTCTCCTCTCCATCGCCCTGGGTGAGCCACCGCTTCTGGTCTCGGTTCTTAGATACGGCCGCCTTCAGTCCGCCCTCTCCGAGAGCCTTCGCCGTTTCGGTGCGGGCTATCGTGCTGGCCTTTGCAGCGGAAAAACTGAAGTCTCTGGTGATAGCCCTGGCGAGGCTCTGGGTGCCCTCTCCGTTGGCTATGGTGCGAGCAGTGAGCTCCCTGACTCGGTGCTTCGTTGTCTCGGTTATGCTGAGGAATTTCCCGTCCTTTGAATAGCCTGGCTTCAGGACTTCAGCCCCTCTGTTCCTGGCGAATTCAACCGCCAGGACGCTGACCATCCCAGGATTTGCCAACGGCACCTCGGCCATAAATGCCAGGGCAAAGGCCCGCTCCAGTTCGGCAATAACCTCTCGGCCGAATTTCGACTCCCAGTTCCAGTCGAAGTTGTCGAGGGCCGTCATCTCCAGCTGTTTGAGTACGGGAGCCTGGCGCCACCCCTTCCCGTCTGCCGCCTCCAGGAGTTCCACCAAAGCCTTCGCCTCCTGGGCCAGTCGTTTCGCCCAGTTCGTTTCCATCAATCGCTGATGGGCCTCTATCTCCTCAGCCAGTGGCGGGGCC